CATCGCGCCCAGCTTCTACCTTGGCAACTACCCGAGCGACAAGGTGATGCAGGCGTCGCACCAGAAGGAGCTGGCGGTCGAGTTCGGCCGCGAGGCGCGCGACATCATCGGCGACGAGGACTTCAAGGACGTCTTCCCCGGTGTGGAGTTGAAGGGCGACGCGAAGGCTGCGGGCCGGTGGCACACGAACCAACGCGGGGCGTACTTCGCCGCAGGCGTGACGGGTGGCATCGCTGGTAAGGGCTGGAACTTCGGCAGCGCGGATGACCTGCTGAACGAGCAGACCGCGTACTCGGACGTGCATAACCGGCGCGTGCTGAACTGGTGGGGGCCTGGCTTCTACACCAGGCGCCAGCCGGATCGCTCGCGTCTCATGCTCACCACGACGCGGTGGAGGAAGGGCGACATCGCTGGCTTTCTACTGCAGCAGGCGAAGATCAATCCGCGCGCCGACCAGTACACGGTGCTGCGGGTTCCGGCGCTGATCGACGAGGCCACGGCAGAGATCCTGAACGAGTTGTCCGGTGATCCACTGCTGACGCCTACGGAAGACGGCAAGCCCATCCGGTACAAGGCCGGGGACAGCTTCTCGCCGCGGCGCATGAGCAAGGAATTCCTGCTGCGCCAGCAGGCGAACATGAGCAGCCGGTCGTGGGATGCGTTGTACGACCAGAACCCCACGGACGACGAGGGCGCGATCGTGAAGCGCTCCTGGTGGCGGCCATACATCTCGGCCGACGGGCGCCCGCCGAAGTGCCTGTACATGGTGCAGGTGTACGACACCGCCTTCGAAGAGAAGGAGATGGGGCTCACCACAGCCGGCAAGAAGACCGGCGACCCTGACTTCAGCGCGCGGACGACCTGGGGTGTGTTCGAGCACACCGATTTCAACGGCATCGTGCGGCCGTGCGCGATCCTTCTGGAACGCTGGCAGGATCGCGTGGGCTTTCCTGAGTTGCGTGAAGAGGCGCTGCGCGCCTTCAAGATGTGGAAGCCGGACAAGGTAATCATCGAGAAGAAGGCCTCGGGGCATTCGCTTCTTCAGGAGATGCGTCGGCGCAAGGTTCCGGTGCTTGGCGTGACGATCGCCAAGGGCGCCTCGAAGACTGCGCGCGCACACGCTGCGTCTGTGGTGCCGGAGCAGGGCTGCGTGTTCTACATGGCGGTCGCAGGTGGACTGGTGGATGAGAAGGGCCAGCCGATGCCGCAGCCGTGGGCGAAGGAAGTGATCGACCAGATGACCGATTTCCCCTTCGGGGACTTCGACGACATGGCCGATACATGCGTGCATGCGTGGCTGTGGCTGCGCAGGACGATGTGGGTTGAGTTGCCGGGCGAGACGCAGATGGAGCGCTTGGCTGAAGAGATCGAAGAGGATGCCGCCCGCGGTGCTGATGGCGAGCGGCGGATGTTCGGGTGAAACGTAGTTCAACCAGGAGAATGACCATGCAATCGAAATTCGCGGAAACGGCACAGCATTTCAGCCGCGTCGCCGCTGCATTGCTGGAAAGCGGGGCAAGGAAGGCGACGCTGTACCTGTCGCCGAAGCTGACGGTGAAGGCATCCGTCCCGATCTATGCGCCACGGGACAAGAAGGGTGTGCGCAAGTACCCGAGCAAAGTCCACGACATGCGCTCTTCGCGCGTCGAGATCGTGTTCACGGCCGGATCGCCGAACTACGAGGAACGCCTGTTCATCCGGCAGTGCGTCAAGGCCGGCGAGCAGTTCCCCGTCAAGAAAGTGCAGTTGAAGTTCCTGCCGGCACAGGCCTGATGGCTGCGAACCCGCAAGATTATCCATTCATTCGCACACCCATGATGGACAGCGGCATTGAGCCCCTGCCCATGGTGGATATTGCGGACAAGCGGATGCCGGTGATTTTCGACGGCACCAGCATCACCGAGATGGACAACGGCGACATCGAAGTGGACTTCGACTACCAGGGCAGCGAATACGGCGTGGTCGGCCCCAAGGATCCGAGCGAGGCGCAGTTCCGCGACAACCTCGCCGAGTTCATCCGCGAGGGAGAGCTGGGCGCCATCGCCATGGAAGTGATCGACGGCGTCGATGCTGATCTGCAGTCGCGGTCGCAGTGGCTCGAACGCTTCAGGAAGGGCATGGAGCTGATTGGCGCGGTGGAACCGAGTGCAAACCTGGGCGTCTTGAGGCATGCCCAGGAAGTGAACCACCCGATCATCGCCAAGGCGCTGGTGCAGTACCAGGCGCGCGCGATCGCCGAGGCCTTCCCGCCGGAAGGTCCTGTCAAGGGGATCACGGTGGGCAAGCGCACACCGGAAAGGGAACAGCAGGCAGAGCGGGTGGGCGGGTACATGAACTACCAGCTCCTCCACGAAGACCGCACCTACTACACCGAGGCCGATCAGGGCTACTTCCTGCTCGGGCTTGAGGGCTCCATCTTCAAGAAGGCGTACCACGACGAGTTGACGAACAAGAATGTCAGCCGGCTGGTGATGGCGCGAGACTTCATCGTGCCGTACTCCGCCACGTCCCTCGAGACGGCGCCGCGGTACACGCACCTGCTTCCCTACTCGCAGAACGACGTGCTGAAGCTGCAGCAGAGCGGCTTCTACCGCAAGTGCGAGCTGTCCCTGCCCACCGGCGAAGAGGACCCTGGACACGACCAAGCGGTGCGCGCGCAGGACGACCTGGAAGGCAAGTCGCCGAGCGATGCGCTAGAACAGGACAAGGAGCACCGGATCTACGAGCAGCATCTCAACTTGGACCTGCCAGGCTTCGAGGATACCGACGAGAGCGGCGAAAAGACCGGGGTGAAGCTGCCCTACTTGGTGCACGTCGAGCGCGACAGCATGAAAGTGCTGGCGATCTACCGCAACTGGCGGGAGAACGACGAACTGAAGCAGAAGCGCATCCGCTTCACGCACTTCAAGTACCTGCCCGGACCCGGCTTCTACGGCTTGGGCCTGGTGCACATGATCGGCGGACTGGGTGCTGCGGCGACCGGCATCCTGCGCCTGCTGCTGGTGACGAGCGCGTTCGCGGGCGCCGGCGGCGGGTTCAAGACCAAGGAGGCGAAGGTATCGGGCAGCTTAGAGTTGACCCCCGGCGTCTTCCTAGACACTGAGCACACGCACGACGAGCTTTCCAAGCTCTTCTACCAGCCGGATTTCAAGCAGCCGCCGGAAGCGCTGTTCAAGGTGCTCGGCATGCTGGTGGAGGAGGGCAGTGGCTTTGCCTCCTCGACCGAGGCGATGACCGGCGAGGGCCCGCTGACAGGTCCGGTGGGAACGATGGTGCAGGCGGTGGAGCAGGGGTCGAAGGTGTACTCCGGCATCCACAAGCGCAGCCACATGGCGGCGGCGGAGGAGTTCCGGCAACTGGCCGAGTTGAACGGCGAGTACCTGCCGGCGATGGACGGCTACCCCTACGAAGTCGCGGGTGGCTCGCGCATGATCTACGCCGAGGACTTCGGCCCGGAAGTGGACGTGCTGCCGGTGTCGGACCCGAACATCTTCAGTTCGGTGTTGCGCATCGCGGTGGCGCAGTCGCTCCTGCAGCTCTCGAAGGAATTCCCGCAGTACGTGAGCCAGAAGGAAGCGGTGAGCCGCATGGTCAACGCGCTGCGGGTGCCGGACCCCGACGACGTGCTGATCGACCGCACGAACATCGAGCGCGCGGATCCCGTGAGCGAGAACGCAATGCTGATGGTGGGTAAGCCCGTGCGCGCCTACCCGGATCAGGACCATCAAGCGCACATGGCGGTGCTCGCGCCTATCCTGAAGGCGCAGGACGTCTCCCCGGAAGTGCAGGCGGCGGCGAAGTCGCACTACGCCGAGCACCAAGCCTACCACTGGCTCACCCAGGCCGCGCACGCCATGGGCTTGCCGATGCTGCAGGTGAACCTGCAGGCGGAGGCCGGCGAGCCCTCGGCGCCGCAGTTCCAGCCGGAAGTGGAGCGCGCGCTATCGCAGCGCGCAGCGATGGCGATCAACAAGCTCATGCCGCCGCAGGAAGACCCTGCGATGGCGGAAGTGAAGGGAAAGCTTGCCCTGCTGGATACCAAGGTCAAAGGCGAGCTGAAGATCAAGGCGTGGCGCGAACAGGCCGAGATGCGGCTTGCAGAGGCGAAGGCGACCCACGCGATTGCCCTGCAACGCCAGGTTGAGTTCGCCAAGCTCGCCGGTCAGCGCGAACAGAACATCCTTGGCCTGCAGCAGCAGGGCAAGGCGGACGACGCGCGGCGCGAGCAGGAGGCTCTTGGAGCAGACAAGGACCGCGTGGCTGAGGAGAAGCAGTCCGCCGCGACCGAGCTCGAGGCGGCGATCAAGTCGCTCACCGAGGGGCTGGAAAGCGTGGCGGCGATGGCCGAGAAGGCGCTTAACGTGACAGGGGGTGCGAGTGGACAGCTTCATTGATGCCGTGCTGCGGGCGCTGGACAAGGAAGAGCAGGAGACCGCGCTCGAAACCGGGCGCGGTAAACACGGCACTAGCGCTGAGGCGGTGTCGCAGCGCGTGGGCTACTCGAAGGGGTTGATCCGCGCCCAGGACATCGTGAGGGAGACAGCGAAGCAAGTGGCGAAGGAGTCAGCCGATTGAAAGCAGAGACCGAAGCGTTCGTGAACAACGAGGATGTGCAGATTCCTGATGGTGCTCCGAGCCCGCAGTTGTGGCGCTTACTGGTGGCGCCGGTGAGGCCGCGGCGTGAGACGAAGGGCGGGATCATCCTGGCCGACGAGACCTTGGACGCTCAGGACATCCTTACCTACATCGGTCGCGTGGTGGCCTTGGGCCCTCTGGTGGGCAAGAAGCCCGAGTGGCCGGAGGGCAGCTACGACATCAAGGTGGGCGACTGGGTGGTGTTCGGCCGCCACGGTGGCCAGAGATTCGAATTCAAGGGCGTGAAGCTGCTGCTGATCGACGACGACGCGATCATGGCGAAGGCGGCGGGTCCCGACGGTTTTCGGACCTACGTGTAGAAATAACCACAAGGTCTAGTTCCGCGTCACACGCGGCGGCAGTCGGCTCCGTCAAATCGCAAGGCCGGCACACACACCGGCGCGCATCCGCGCGCCCGGGCGTTCAACACGTCAAATTGACGGAGGCAGTGCATGGGAAAAGACACGACTACTGGCGGCGGTGACGACCTCACCGATCTGAGCCTGCTGGATGATGGCGGCGACGCGGACGGGGACAACCTCGACGACGGCGGCGATGCCGATGTCGGCGATGGGAAGCACGACGCGCCGCTCGGCGATGGCAACGACAAAGGCGCGAAGAATCAGGACGATGATGCCGGCTTCGTGATCGAGTTCGAGAAAGACGATGACGCGTTAGCCGAGGGCGGTGATCTTGATGACGACGGCGACGGGCAGCAGGCCGCCGACGGGAAGGAAGAGTACGGCAAGAAGGTGCGGGCTCGCATTTTGCGCGAGCAGCGCATCGCGCGCGATGCGCGCGCAAGGGCCGAAGCGGAGCGTGTCGCCCGCATCCAGGCGGAGAACAGGTCGATCGTGGTGCAGAAGGAAGCGCTCGAACTCTCCGAAATGGCGATCGAGTCGCAGATCAAGTCAACCACTTCCGAACTGCGCAAGGCAAAGGAAGATGGCAAGACCGACGACGAGATCACGCACCAGACCATGTTGAGCCAGCTCTACGCGCGCAAGGAAGGCTTGGCGAACGCCAAGCGGCAACTGGCGACGGACGAGGAGCGTGTGAAACAGTTCTCCGCGGCGCCTGGGCCGAATCCGCTCGTGTCCGAGTGGAAGAGCCGCAACCCGTGGTACGGGCATGCCCGCTATGGCGAGCAGACGGCCATCGCTTCCGCGATCGACCGGCAACTCTCGGCTGAGGGGTACGACAAGAACACGTCGGACTACTACATGGAGCTGACCAAGCGCCTGCGCCGGCGCTGTCCCGAGCTGCAGCGGTTCACCGGCGGCCAGCAACAGCAGCAGCAGCGGCGCCGCGATCCTGCGGGTGCTGTCGTGCGCAGGGATCAGCCACGCCAGGACAACGGCGGCCGGAAGGGCGTGATTCGCCTGACAGCGGTGGACAGGGAGAACATGAGGGCCTTCGGGATCGACCTCAACGACCCGAAGGCGGTGAAGGAATACGCTCTGAACAAGATGGGAGTCGCCAATGGCTAACGCCTCCGCAGGAACCGCAGTACCCGAACGCGCCAAGACCACGAAGCGCGGTCGTGCCAAGGCGACGCATACCGATCCTCGCGGGCGCGAGTCGCGCGCGCAGGTTGATCGCTCGTCCGAGATGGACCGCGGCGTCGAGGACAAGCCGTACACCAGGCCGAGTTCCCTCGCGGCCCCGGCGGCGCGCACCGGCATGAAGCAGCGCTGGGTGCACGTCGGCGTCGATGGTCGGTGGGACGACAAGAACTGGGCCCGCAAGCAGCGCGAGGGCTGGTCCCCGCGAGCCTCGAGCACGGTGCCGAAGAACTTCCAGGTCCCTCGCATCGAGCACGGGCGCTTTGCCGGCTGCATCGGCGTGGAGGGCATGGTGCTCTGCGAGATGACGCTCGGCCAGGCGAAGAAACGGCGCGACTACTACGCCGACCAGACCAAGCGGCGCACGACGGCCGTGGACGACGATATCCGGCGCGTGAACCGCGTGGCTGGCGCCGGATTCGGCCCGATCAAGAAGGCGGAGCGGTCAACGGTGGTGCGTGAAGTCGCGTCCGGCAATGATGCGGGAACTTCCGACGAAGTGGACCTGTCCTAAGTAGTTGGCGGATCGGCCATAAGCCGGTCTGCTCGGTAGTACCGGCGGTGGCAGCGGCATCTGCCACCCATCACTGCGAGGGCGTCCAGCCCTGTGCAGGCGTAGCCCCTCCTGGGGCATTGGCGCATTCGAGACCCATGCCGCTGAAACTGGCGGCGCAGCTTGCGCGAACGCTTTCCCATTCGAAACAAGGAGTTTTTCCATGGCAAACAGGGATACCCCAATGGGGTTCGTGCCCTACCGCCATCGCTCCGGGGGAGTGGTTCGTGCAAGCGGGGACTACAAGATTGCATCCGCTTACGGCACGGCGCTCTACTCAGGCGATGCGGTAATTCTGAGCTCGGGAACCTTGGCGATTGCTGCCGAGAACTCGAGCGTGATCGTAGGTGTTTTCGCGGGCTGCCAGTTCCGTACCGCCGACGGCGAGACGAAGTTCCAGGCCTACTGGCCTGCGGGGCAAGTCACGCTGAACAGCGAGGACGCGCAAGCCTTCGTGTACGACGACCCGATGATTTCCTACAAGGTCCAGTGCGATA